CTTGCCTGAGAACCCAGTATCGGACTCTATATTGACGTTAAACCCATTTGTTCTCTTGTCGGAGAAAAAGGTAGTAACATTACCATTGGCAGACAACGTGATTGCATAGTTCTTATCGCTCGACTCTGGGATAGCGGTTGTACTCCCATCTCCAATTTCAAATGGATCAGAGAATATCACCCTCTTCTGAGTATCACCTTGTTCAAATTCAACAACCCCTTGCTTTGTCTCACCCTTCAAGAACTCATTCTCTAGTATCTTAAGATTCCCGTTCTCAACCGTGTCATTATTAATTGGTAACTTAGCAACAACCACGTCCGTCCCTTCCAGTTGAGAACCAGTTTTTAATTCTAAAATTGCGCCATAGTTAATAGAATTCTCATCGCCAATAGTCAGTACGATGTTGATGTCCTCGGTTAGAGAAAAACTACCACTTGGGATCTCATCGGTGGTTATAACGATATCTTCCTCGCCACTAGAAAAGGAATATATCTCCCCATTTATGAGAAAATCCACGGTTGGAGAGTACCTAGGGATAACCATCTGTAACTTTGAAAGAAACCTATCATTCCCAAAAACAGGGATCGCCTCGAACTGAACATACTCTAGGTTTCGGATACCGACACGACCCTTATATAACCTGTTCATAGAGTAGTTCTTAGTTATGGTAACAGATCTATCCTCATTGACCTTGAACTTAGCAATCTCGTCAGCGAGGAGGGTGGTTGTTTCTGGATAGATAACTAGATTAAAATCACCATTACTATCCTTCCTAACAATCAGACTATAAACCGTATCAACCTTGAAATCCGTAAGGGTGTCGCTAGGGGTTGAAAATATAGAACTCCCTAGTTCCCCTATAATATTCCCGTTAGCATCCAATACCGTCACTGGGTTTTTTTCTGTCGCAAAAAGGGATACACGGTCAGAACTAATATTCCCGTTACCAGAAACCTCACCGCTATATTTAAGATGAGAACTCTTCAAGAATGAAACCCCAAACTGATTAACTGGGATAATAAGGGGTTTAGGGTTGGTGAACGAAAATGTCGATCCCGTAGTCGTCGTTCCGTTTACAGGGAAGGTTGAGTATGAAGGTACCTCGATAAATCCCTCGTTATTAGATAGGACGTATTCCTTAGATAACTTGGCGGTAACGGGGACAATGGCACTACCCTTTCCACGAGGTTTGTACCTTAGATTGTTAGCGATCCTATTTAGATTCTTGTATAACTTTGCAGAATCCAAGAATGGTTCATTTGCGATCTGATTAACATAGAAACCAAATAGAGACGCATTATACCCTACAAGGTTAATCAACTCATTGAACGTCGTTCCCTTAATGTCAACGTTCTTGAAGGTAGACGTATCCTTGAGGTAAGTTATTAACTCCTCATGGATGCTTTGTTGATCATACTTTGTATAGTCTATCTTCATGCCATCATCTTTTCTATATTTATAAGTTGGTTAGGATTGTCTTGAATTCTTGGACCTCTCGGGTCCCTGAGTTGAGGACATAGTATATTTCTATCTCATAGTTATTAGTCTCGGGGAGGGGGGTCACTGTCACCTCCTCTAGCGCAATCCTTGATTCATACCGAATTATCTTCTCCGCTACCTTATCACGGATCGTATTCGCATCTAATGAGTTTACCTTCTCGAATAAAAATTCAGATACCCCTATGCCATACGTTGGATTATCCCTCACCTCGCCGGGGCGAAACCCAGACGGGGTAAGTAATATATTCCTTAACGCTTGATTAATCGCATCAGAGTCCGTAACAACATTAAGGTCCCCCACAGCATTGAGCGTGAAATTGCTATCTAGATCATAAAAAGGCATAGTAAACTCCCTACATTATTTATAGAGGTTTACTCTTCAGAATCACTCTCTGGGACCGCTGATCTTATTTCTGGTTTAATTGAGCGGGAGTCGTGTGTCCGGAGGGCAACCTTTACCTGATAACCATCACTATCACACGAGGTTGCACCCACTGCATCCTCGAAGAGTGAATTTACATCATCACCGTCTCCTTCTCCGCCCCCACCACCTTCTTCTTCAGAACTAACTGGAGTTCTCCAATCAGCAGTATCGGCATCATATATCTGATCTTCTGGTAATTCGCCAGCACCTTCGGTAGTCATATCTTCTGGAGCAAACGCTGGTTCTGGGAGAAGATACGCTGGCAATTCTGGCTCAGAACAATCCTGAGCGACTTTCTTTGGTTTCTTCGTTTTCCCCTTTTTCGTCCTACCAGTAACCTTCTTGCTCCCCCTTCTCTTACGACCTTTGACCTTTAGACCTTTGACCTTGTGCTTGTGCTCAAAAAGAGAGACTCCCTTTCCCCCTCCGCCACCACAAGACTCCACATCTTCTAAACTAATAATTTTTAACTCCGCCTTAATCGCACCAGTACACTGAATATCCTCATCAACATAAAGAGCGATTACCCTCAACTCGCTTTCACATCTAAAATTTCCGTTAAGATGGATATCATTCTCCACACGAATCTCCGCACCACTGAAATGCCAGTCGCCTGAAGATATATTAAGGTCACCTGTAGCTACCTCGTTTCTTTCTCCAACCTTCTTTAGATCATTTTCGTCAATCTCAGTCAATCTGTTCTTTTTATACCTATACTCAGCACAGTCTTCCACAGTGCTGAACCTACGACCGTTTACAAACTCATGATAGTCTCCCTCCACAAGCAGGTGATAATCTTTCCTGCAATGTACCCGGAAATCCCCCTCAGTTCTTAGATTACACTGCCCTCCAACATGGATATTTGCGTTCTTTTTACAGTATAATTCTATATTGCCATTCTTAACCGCAACATTTAGATCACCGAATTGATCTTCCTTTGGTCCTTCTACCCCCTCTGATCCTTCGCCTCGTGGGTCATCTGCATCTCCTCCTTCCTCATCCTGACCTTCACCTTCGATAACAATATCGACATCTCCCTTACGTACCCTCACACCATAAGAATCATTAACATCGATCTGCATGTTCCTATCGACCTGCATGAAGGCGTTTCCTTTCGTATAGGTTGAAAAGTTACCTAGTACATGGATCTTATACTGACCTGATACCCCGAGTTCCTTATCTGCCCGGACCTCTTCATCCGTAGTATCCTGTAAACCATCCTCTTCTTCCTCTCCGTTATAGGTAGGACTCCTAGGTTGCTCTACATTATTTTGTCCACAAAATTCCTTGACGCTACCGAACTCATCCACGTTAAACAGGTAATTCTTATGGACCAAATAGAAGTTCTCTTGCCCTTCTCTATTATCAATAACGATAGTTGTGCCACCCTTGGTTACCATCGTGGTGATATCCCTATTCAGATGTCTCAAATCGTCTTCTATATTGTAATCCGATGGTTCGGAGGCGTCCTCGCCCGTGCCCGCTATAGGGTCAAACATATCACCATATTTATGAGGGAACTCAGATCTGTTAATGTCACCCTCGATCTCCTCAGCGTCGATCAACGGTTTAACATCTAACCCAACCGTACTGCCTGAGGCACGGGGAATAAGATTGTCACTCTCAGTGTAGTCAATCCGCTCATACCCTTCCCCTTGGAATATAGCGTTGTCAATCGCACGCAACCTTGGTGCATACGGACCACCCTCAGTATCGTCTAACCCAATCTGAGATTCACCCTCAGTGGCGTTTTCTAACCCGTCTGGTGCCTGACCCGCAATTGGATATGGACCGCCTTCTCCTTCTCCTTCTGCACCCATCCTAGCGTTAACATGGGCACCGTCTGCCCACCCGTCACCATCCGTGCCCGTGGTTGGGTCAACTGGGGCAAACCTTTCTTTAAAATCTCTGATCTGTTCTAACTTTAAAAAGATCCTATCCTTCACCATCATCTTCTGGGTCAACCAGTCAGATTCATTGGGGTCTGCACCCATGTATATCGGGTGCATATGATTACCCCCCTCGAAGAATACATATACATGCGACCCTTGACCGGGTACCGTATATATCCCACTTGTCCCTGTTTTGTTGTACTGGTAACCGTCTTGGTAATTCTCATCGTCACGGGAAAAATTCTTTAGGTTATCCCCACCACTATTGAATAGGGACAGCATTGGTTCTGCCCAAGGTAATGTATGCTTTGTAATATGAGAATCGTCATTATCGAAATCAGGATACACCGCAGGGACATGGACCTTCACCCGACCAATATCACGAGGATCCTTGTTATCTACAACGATACCTTTGTAGATCTGGGTAAACATATTCTCTAGGTCCATTATTTTGACCCCAAGGTCTCACCACTCAATGCTTCATGGTGCTGAACCTCCAGACCCGCCCGAACGAACGTGCCTATGATTACGTACTGGAGAGCATCGTCCTGCTCACGCTTAAACGTAGAATGTGTAATTTGAACCAATAACCACTTTCCAGAAATAGTTTCATTATAATCAGGTTCATCGCCAATCGTCTTCTTAGATGAAGGGAAGTTTATCTGATATATCTTACCTATACTTATACCTGCATGAGGGATTAATGTCGCCTCGCAAACCAACTGATCATGCATATAACGATAAAAACGACTCCGCATCTTCGCCTCTATCTCAGGGCGATCATCTAAATCTACAACAACCTTATTATCAGGTCTAGACTGCTCCTCTTCCTTATAAAACCCATAGTTACCCAGTAGTCCATCACCATACTGCTCTACCCCTTCTTTATAAATCCCCGATACAAAACTTTTACCGTACCTATCCTCAGAATCCTGATATTCGTCTACACCCTCTTCGAAAGAATACTTTGCTTTCGCTTTAGAATCCTCATCTCCAATATCCTTCCCATAATCTTGCTTCGACCCTGCGAAATAATTAAAGGCAACTACTGTAGATCCTTGTATACCCTCATATCGAGCACTAAGACTTGGACCCTTGATCCTATAGTCTGGTCGCATTATGTTGCCCTCTGAAATCTCCGATTGGATACGGACTGCGATCTCAGCACCTTCCCCTAGTACTCCCTTAGAAAGACTATCCAAGGTTGTAATTACAATTAGGGTCTCGCCGTCTTCAGTGTATGGAAAAACTACCAAAGGTCCCTTCTCGTGTCGCTCTACTAGATAATCAATAACCTTCCTTACCTTCCAATAAGGACTTATAAAATTCTTAATAACTGGTTTATCTTCACCCTCAAGTCTTATCTCGATAGTCGGTGCGTCATTCCCAGTAAATACATGGGTCTCTAATATATCCTTTATCATCTCAGCGGCGGTCATGTTGACGTATGCTTTCCTAACTGGGGACTCTAGCATCTTCCTAAAAAATGGTTCCTCTGCTATCTCATACTTTATCTCCTTCAAGTTCTTTTGCATAAGATCTTGGCGCTCGGCAGGTTCAAACTCCGAATTGTACAACCCAACAGGGACCTTAACGCCGTCCCCCGTATCCATAGCATTCTTTAATGTTATAAACATCCTATCGTCTTCTGTGGTGGTAAACAGTGTTGTTAATTCCATAATGGGACCAACATCCAGCAAACTCAGACTACCATACCTATACGGACTATAAATGCTCTCCATAAACTTCATGTTTGCGGCGGCACCCATCGCAACATCTTCTAATACTAGGGCAGTCTTACCCTCATCTAATGAAGCACCACCGCCTCCACGGTGAAGATCGCACGACCCTACACTCATTTAGAACCTTCCCTCTTTAGTTTACGCTTCAACTTAACATCATCCTCTAATCTTTTATCCCGTACAACTTGGATAAACTGACGTAGCGCATCCAGTCGTATTATCCTAAGCGTCTTAATAGACGATTCTACCGCATAGTCGAAATATATAGCGAAAGGGTCCTCGACATTATTTGTTATCGCTAATACCCACCAGAATGCACGCTCACCATAATACTCTTCCGCTAACAGATCCCACCTATCATATTGCTTAACAATATGCTCAACATACAACTCATCATTGTCTAGGAATTCAGTAGATACCCTATAGGAATCCCATATATCCACCATAAACCGACCATCTACAAAGATGTCGGAATATAGATTTAAACTACTGTCCTTATTGTATGGTACCGCCATCCTTACTCGCCCTTCTATAGGAAATCCGTATCAAAAGTGTTCTGGTAAAGACTAGAAAAGTTCATAGTCACCTGCGCATAAGTTGGTAACCCCTTGCTACCTACCCAAGGACCGAAATACTCAATATTCATCCCAGTACACCCCGCTTTCTTTAGACCCTGGGCACCATTGGAACACTTAACCGTCCATATACATGGAGGGGTCCCGTATCTAAAACTACCAGCAAATGATAATGCTTTGGTTGCACCACCAGATAATCCACTCCCATCCTTTGCGGTGGGGTATGTTAGATTCCTAATAGTATTTACCGTCTCTACAATGTTAGGGTTCCCTGTGTCCCTCAACAATATGAATTGTATAGACATGGACCTCTGTGTTGACCCATTATAAACTTGAGGAACGTCTAGGTTGCCGAACTGGGTTCTCTCGTCCACAAGACCACCCGTGCCGCTTGCAACCGAGTCAATGGTACTAAGCATATTATTTAATTGTCCAGTATTCATCCCTGACATTTCGATACCCTTCTTTATAGACCATCCGAAACCACCTTCGCCCCATTGGTGACCATGGTCTACTGAGTAACTATCCCTGCTGTATATGATCTTAAAGTTCCCGACATCTTCCTGTTCCTTAGAACTAACGTTTACCCCACGCTGATTCCCTTGGAAATCTGCTGCCTGAGGACGCTTCGCCCGTAGTTCGACATGAAAATAATTATCCGCATCTTGTCCGAAATACTTAGAGATTAAGTTATTCGTCAGTAACTTACCGCCTGCTAAACTAACATCTCCTCCTGGTCCCTCTGCCATAACTATCCCCTATCGTCCTACGCTTGTTTCTTTTCTAGTTGAAGTGTTGTTATTTTTAGCGGACAAATCTTGCCCATGTTTTGTAGCCCCTCCACTTTCTGCGGCCACCTTTGCAGTCTTTACCAATGCCTCCGCTAGTTTTTCGGCGGAGGCAATGGTGGTTCCGTTAACAGCGGCCACAATCGCCTGATTCTCTGGAGATAGTTTCACGCCCTCCGGTTCTCCGCCCATTGATGCTTTTATATCCGATACATCTGCTGACCCGTCCCCTACCGGAGCAGGGACCGCTAAATCAGATTCTGCGGTTCTCTTTTCTGGGGGAGGAAGAGGGGTCTCGTAAGAACTACCATCACCGAACATACTCTTCCCAAGATTGTCCATCCTAGTTTTAATCCTAGGGTCCGAACTAGTTTCGTCCAACTTTTTCTTAAAGTTCTCTGGTTTTACACCCTCCCTTAGTTTCTTAAAGGATTCGGACTCAAACACGCCCTTCATTTTATCCTTTACGCCTGCGGATGCCTGATTTTTGAGATCTGAAATTGACCTTCCGCCGAGGGCAATGCCGAGAGATTCGTTTGCCTTTCCCGCTGCTTTTTTTGCTAACATAGCCGAACTTTCCTTTGCATCTTTAAATAACCCGCCAAGTGGAGTATTCGGCCCTATCATCATCTCTGCTATTTGTGCATGCAACGGCAAAGCCTTTAGATCCTGCTCCTTCTTTCGCCTAGTCTCCTCTTCCGTTAAAAGTTTCAACACCTCTTTAGACTTCTCACCTTCTTTCTCTTGGTTCTCTTGTATTGCCTTAGATAGTTCTTCATCGGTCATCTTGCTGAGTTGTTCCTTGTTGAGTTCTTTTATATTCGAGGTATCTTCTAATATTTTACCCATCTTATCCGATATCTCAAAATAGGTTTTTGAGATTGCCATCTCTTCAATATTGATTTTCTCAATTTTTGCTTGGATAAATCCGATCCTATCACTAACCTCTGCCTGAGCCTCCATGCCGCCGCCAAATCCATACTCAGCTTGTATGGCTCCCCACATACCACTAGAATCATCCCTCAATACCTTTAACTCTGCCTGCTCTTTCATAAGTTCTGCTTGTAGGATTTGAATCTCCGTATTAATATTGTTTTTCCTATTATCAGTTTCTGACTCAAATAGAGCCTTTGCCTCCCTTGCCTCATCCTTAGTAACGTCCTGTCCAGAATTCACCTTATTTACAAGTTCTTTCATTCTCTCAGTACGATACTCTTTTAGGTTTGTGAACCCTGCCTCCTCTAGCTGTTTTGTTATCGATTCTATTTTCGGAGACTGATCCTGTATTTCACCCTTAACCGTTCTTAACCTATTTTCATACTCCATAAGGAAAGACATATCGCTTTGGGTAAATTCATCTGGAGACTCCTTCCTCTTTTTCTTCAATTCTAAAATTTTGTTCTCATAATCCGTCCGATTTTTAATTAGCATATTAAAATCATCCTGCATTTTTGTCGCTCGGAAAACATCAAACTTATCAACGCCATCCTCTAATATCTTATCAAGTCGAGTCCTCATCCTGCTAGTTATGCTCTCAAATTGATCCGCTGTATTTTCCAAAGTTAATACATTTTCATTTATGACATTCCTTAGATTCTCTATTTGTTTGTCTAATTTCATTGTATTGGATAATCTAGTTAAATCTCTCTTTAGTATTTCATAATCTATCGCAGCAGACGCTATCGTCCCAAAATAAGGAATTGTTGAGATCAGACCAGAATATACCTCCATAGCCGCACCTGCGAGGTCCCCATTCCAAAGTCGGTTTGCAGCAAATACTGCTCCTGCACCTATCCCTACAAGAGGAATCTTCTTGACAACGCCCTTTGCCACAGCCTTCGATGTGAGTAAAATTGTTTTTTTAGCAATTATCTCGCCAGTTGTGTCTAAAACCTTCTTGGTTACAGACTTGCCTGCCTTTTCCGCTATCTCCTTAGATATATTCTTTCCCCATGCCGATCCTGCTCTCAGACTGGATGCTTTTTCCGCTATATTCTTAGATGCACTCTTTCCCCATGCCGACCCTGCTCTCAGACTGACCGTTTGAGTTGCTTCTTGAGCAACTTTTTTAGCAACCTTGGCTTCTTTTCTCCTAGCTACAGCACCTGCAATATCTAGCCCAACATTTGTTGCTGAACTAGCGACAAGAGTCGCTTCCGGGGAAGAGCCCAATAATTGAGTTCCGCCTACGACACCAGTGCCAACTGCCAGACCAGCGATTACTCCACCCTTTCCCTTATACCATTTTCCCTTTGGAGGTTGTCCAGAAGGAAGGCCCTTGCTAAGACCATCCGACGTTAAGCCCTTCCCAGAATAGTTCGCCTTGGTCCGTGTCATCGATGATGCCACAAATGGTTTTTTCATAGAACTGATAGCAGTTTCTTTGGTGCCTTTAAGGAACCCGGTGAAATTCTTTCCTGCGCCCTTAATGTAATTGAGGGCAGTGGTGATTCCCAACTTTCCCATTAACCCAGTAAGTAATGGTGCTAGGATAGTCCTAAATCCCCATTTTAGAGCCGGAGCTAATGCGTATTTAAATACTCCACCTGCTACTTTTTTTAATATCCAACCAAAGGTCTTTAAGATCCCAAACCCTAAGTATTTAAGAGGGGCACCTATTAGCAACCTACCAATTGATCCCAAAAATATAGATGCTATAGATCCAACAACAACAGCACCACCTGCGAATGCAAGTACTGCACCCGGATTAGAAAGTGCCGACCATATGCCAGTCCACATAACAGATACGAAGTTAGCAATATGGGTACCGGGACTCTCCCAAAACTTACTCCATAGCATAGAAATCCCACTCTTAATCGCTTCCCATATAGGGGCACCAACCACCATAATGGCGTCAAATAACCCACCGAGTGCCTTCCCGACAGGTTCCTTTATTTTGTCCCATATACCACCCCAGTCTACCTTAGCAAGATATTCTCCTAATTTATTAGCGAGTTTAGTTATAATCTCCACGCCAAACATTATTTTATCGAATGCCCAACCGAAGACTTTATCCCAGTCCACCTTATCTACCATTTTCCGTATAAACCCAGATATTTTATCACTATATGCATATATCCCTGCACCAATAGCACCCACCATTAAGAGTTTAAACTTAGACCCCAGAAATAATTTCTTAAACAACCACCTAAGCGGAGAAACTAAAAACTTTAGGATGGGTCCCCCTATCGAAAATAACTTCTTAAAAACAAAGGTGAATGGTATCGCTAGTAATTTTATTATCGCACCCGCCTTTCCGAAAAATTTACCAAACTTTGCTAGGATCGAATCGCCCTTCTTTTTTAGATCCTCCTGCTTCGCCTTACTTGCCTTTATTACATCTATAATTTTAGAGAAGGTTGTTTTTCTTTCAAAAGTTCGCCTAGTTTCTTTCTCTTCTTCCTCTTCCTTCATATGAGCAAACTTTTTGCCCCAAAAACTAGTTATATTTGTATTGATTTTTTGGGTTTTATTTGTGATCTCCTGATTCGTCTCTTTTTGCAAGGCATAAATATCATCCACCTTTTTTCCTTGCTCACCAAGGTCTCGTTGGTTACTTTTGTACCACTCCTCCTCTATCCTCTCTCTTCCCTTCCTCCCTTTTTCATGCCGTCCTAATGTAGCATTAACGGAATCTATCGTTTTAGCGGTCTGATCGAAGTACCGCTTATTCTTAGAGTTTATCTCATTTCTATTATCTACGGTACTTTCCAATAGCGGTACCATCCCCTTGGTGAAGATCCCACCAACGAGTTTTTCTATCTCCCCGAGATCCCCGTCTTTGAGGGTCTCGGGTTTCTGTCCAATTTTCGCCATTACTAGTATTTATAGCAATACCGTCACCAAGCAGTCTGTGATGTTTTACCGGATTGAGCGCCTTCCGCCTCTTTCCTCTTCTCTTCTAGACTTTCTTCAAAACTTTTAAACAAATCCAACGTGAGTTGTCTCTCATACGGGTACATTTCGTCTGTATCCGCCTTGGTTAATGCTGATCTCTCAGAATAATACCAAATAGAGCATTCCTCGTTACATACATTAAAATATGTAGTATCACCTATCATTACAATGCGAAAAAATACATCCAGTCCAGTTCACGTGCGGTGGTTTGTCCACATTGCTCACACGTATGCTCCCCGATATTCATCTCATACCCATATTTCTCTAATTCTTTAATATACTCTTGAACAGAGGCACGGTCTGCCATTGATAAATCGTCAATAATAGCGACCTTATCTGTAAACGGGAGGTCAGTAACCTCTTCCTCTCCCATCTTGATGGACTGGATAAAGGATGCCATTGTCGCATGCAACAACTCGGTTCTACTAGTGTCCTTTAGTCCTTTAGAGTGCTTTTTAGCATGGTTCATGACATTTTTCTCGTCGCCACGCTTTGCCATATCCATAACTAGGGTACAATCTCTATCTGTCAATGGGATCTCCTTCAAGAAGGAACCCTTATCTAGTTGCGTAAAATCAAGTTCGCTCAATTTTAACTCAACAGTGTTCTCATGACCGCATTCAGTCTTTTCGTCACCATCTCCAACCTCATTTCTACAAATCCAAGAGTCCTCGTACTCATCTTTAACCGATTCCTTCCTAAGGGCGATTAAAAGCGACTCACGGTCCTTCGGGTAAAGATTAAGGGCATTGAACCCATCATTGGATACACATCGATTTAAGAGGGCATCAAACGCCTCTTGAGCAAGATCATAGTCATCCTTCTCCATCGCTTTAAGGAGCGCCTTCTGATCCTTTGTTGTGAATGGTCTAAAGAATATAGATTCTCCTGACCCCGGTAAATCAAACTTACAATCAGGGATATCCTTCTTTAAGTTCTTAAACTGACTTAGTACGTCATTACTCATATATCAACCTCCGTATGAACGTAATTATACTACCTAATAATTTTTTTATTAAGTATTATCTTTTTCTTCATTATCACTGTCTGCTGTATTGAACTCTACTTCGTAGAAATCATACGAAAAGTCAACAGAAAATGTTACTATACTAGTATCAGAATGAGAAAGCGTTACCCCATTTACATCAGACGGATATAACCCATAGAATTTATAGGTTGCTCCTGTCGCATCGGAACCGGAACCAGGTTTTAATTTTATCTTTGCCTCACTCCCATCTATTTTATACTTCTCTGGTAAACTGTAATCCATACGGCGACCACCTTCACCACCGCCATTACCAGTAGACTGTATCTCATCTTGCCACGCAAGGAACATATCCCTTAGTCCCATCCCAGCAGGGGTCCTAAATACAACTGCCCAGTTGGTATACCTAACCTGCCTAGCGATCTTTATAGGAGGTTTACCATATTGAACCATGATTTCCTCTGTCTCGAATGTCCGCTGGGGCAATGTCATAGAATCACACAGCATAGTATAGATCTTCTCATCAGGCGCAGACTTTGTCCCTATTCTCTTTGCGGTTACTGAAACGCCTGCGGGGAATTCCAGATTCAGGGCGAATTGGTACCCACGTGCGAACGTAGGGACCTGTTCGCCAAACTTAAATAGTTCGGACTGCTCTCCAGATGAATTAGATTCTGCCATGTATATAGTTGCGCTTCTTGCAAATATATTTATACAGCAATCCTATTTAAGAATTAGAAACATCTCGTTTGATTATTTCAAAGTAATCATACGTAAACGATACGTCAAATGTTACTAATGATCCACCCGCCTGATCAAATGACATAGGACCGACAGTTGTTGGCCAAAGGCCATAAAATCTAACCCCTGTCCTCTTTGTTGAATTTCCACGGTGATCGAGTTTAAAAACCTTAGATTCGTTGGATTTATAGGTAGAGTGCGGGTTGTTCTGCAACGCCTTAGTATTATATGCTAATTCCGTCCAATTCAAAAATATATTTCTAATATTAGCGGTAGTCTCCATAAAGGTGACATTCCAATCACTATAGGTCGCTTTTGAATTAACCTTGTAATCTGCGCCGTAATATGCTACATTCTCAGTCTCCAAGGTCTTAGTAGGGACCTCAGTTGTCCTAACAAGGGCGTTTAATACGTCATCGAACGCCCCTGTAGTCTTACTATCAGCGTCTGGCTTTATAACGTCTAGACCGCTAATCTCAATCTCAAAATACTGATTTAACGAGACCTGCGGTATCTTCTTGCGAAAATTTGCAAGATTCCATGCCATTATTTACCTACTTCTTAGTTAGGAGTCCCTGACCAGTTTGCGATTGAACCATCTTTAGGAACGAAGTAATCATAAGTAAATGTAACGTCGAAGGTGTCAAAAGACCCGCCTGCTTGATCTAGGGATACTGGACCTACATTAGAAGGAAACGCACCAAAGAAAATACACGTCGTGTCAGAGATCGCATTTCCATTATAACCAACCTTAGAAACATTCATACGATCAAATTTATAAACGTCATGCGGCTCATTAGAAGCACTATCCAACTTGTACATCTGCGCTTGGATCTCAAGGAGTCTAGTTCTCAAATCATGTTCCTGCTCACAGAGAAATGTAACATTCCAATCGGTGAATGTTACCTTGGTCTCAATCTTCATTTCCAGTGCTCGATAAGGAACACCTAGGGTCTCATGTTGCATCGCTGGCAACTCAGTTGTCCTAGCAAGAGCAGTCAATCTCTGGTCGTCGTGACCAGCAATCCCATCGATTGAGATCTCAAAGTATTGATTGAGCGCTACCGCAGGGATGTTTTTTCTAAAGTTTGCTAAGTTCCAAGCCATGATGTTTCTCCTTATGTCCTAATTTATTTATACAGGTTGCTATTACAGGTTATTTGCCTGTAGAGTGTCAAGTGCTTCTGCGATAGTCAACTCTCCGCTAACATCGGCAATGTAGATCTTGATAAACTCGATAGAGTTTACAGGTCTTACTGCGATGTAACCGTAGAATTCTTTTCTAGCGACAACAGCATCTGGGTTGTTAGTTTCATCTGCGATAACATCGTACTCAGAAATACCTTCGTTCGCAAGGACACCGTCCAAGTAAGAAGTTACAGCATTTCTCCAGATTCTTCTAGTGTTAGCAGTGTTCTTAGCGAACAAGGTCTGGCGACTTACTTGGCGCACAGTCTTGTTGATATCGATAAGAAGCATTCTAATGTCTAGACGGTCAGTGTTCGATGCAAAACTTTGCAAGGTCTTCTGTCCGAAGATTACGATACCTTCTCCACGGAAGTTAACGATAGCGTTAACACGTGCAGGGTAAAGAACCTTACGTTGTTCTTCGTTAGGATTAAAAGCAACCCTACGGATATCACCAGTGATGACACCACGCTCGAAACCAGCAACTGCGAACCAAGGAGCAAAGTTTTCTATTGTAAACGCTACCTTATTAGCAACGTGACCAGTGGCAGGGATCCAAACATTCTCATTATTGAACCTGTCACGAACCTCGAAGTAGTTAGCGTAGAGAGCGGCATATGAAGAATCAATACCTAGGGTACTATCTGCATATTGTTTTACCAACTTAGTTTGGTTTGCCTTCTTCTTACTAGTAGCAGTGTCAATCATTGTACTACCCGCTACATTCAATAGCGCTACGGTGTCCTTTCTTGCTACTGCAATCGCATTCATTTTTTGCTTAACGCTCAACCCGAAGTCAAGGTCAACGAATGCGGTAAGATTTGGGAACTCTTCACGAGAAGAGAAGTTTAAGATCAATTGCTCAACCATTGCATCGTCGATAGTGCTGTCGATGTTAGTAGTTAATGCGTCTGCACCACCTAGATTAACCTTAGGGGTAGATACAGGGTCAACATTCGCTGCGGTCAATTTACTAGAACCAACAAATACCCTCAACTTAGTTGAAGTTTCATTAACAATGTTATTGGCGAAAATACTTTCTCCTCTAGCATCCTTCTCTTCTGGGTCAACAGATACAAGATATTGGTTAACCAAAGAAGATCCGTCATACTCATAGAATGCGAATTGACTTGCGCTAGTCGGTCCAAACTCAAAAGACAAGTAAGTGTTAAGTAACTCACTATCTACAGAAAATTCGTCGTTAGGATCAATAAGGTCTGCTACCAAGTTATCAGAAATTCCTGAACCAGACACAGCAGCATTGTATGCAGTCTCTCCAACCGCTTCAATCTCAGCATCAGTATCAGAACTTGCTAGGTCAGCGGCAAGATCTTGTAATTTAGCGTAGTCATCATAATTTACAATAGAGTACCCAACATTCTCGTAAGATTCTCCAGGTCCAGTTGCGATTACACTAATAGCATTGGATAGGTCAAGAGCGTCTAGATCAATTTGGATATCAGATTCTTCGTCAGACTCATATATTGAAGTATAACTGAGAGGGTATGCCTTAACCTCTACAGGTGCGTCTACACTGTTTGCTTCGGTACCACTGATCCCGATAATAGAACCTGCACACTTCTTGTCTTGGTTTTCTACACGGATAACATATACTGGTGAAATTTCCAAGATTTTATCTACTGGATAAAAGAACTTCGCAGTGACATCATCAACTGGAGTGCCGAAAACCTCTCTCAATTCCTCAGGAGAAGTCAATAGTGTAAGTTCGTTAACAGGTCCTCTAGAAAACAATCCCATTGTTCCGAATACCGTGGCAGAATCAACTGCAACGTTCTGAGAAAAGGACCTTTCAAAAATTTCTACTGATGGCGCTGAATTTGGCATGAGTTTCTCCTATACTTCCGTAAGTTATGACTTATTAATTGTATTTATAAAAAAAATATCTTGACCGTATATATGTAAGGGGTTACCCCCACATTAAACCGTCTTCGTCAACATATGGATCCTCATTGGCGTCATCTTTAAAAATAATTGGTTGAAAAGTTTCGTCACCAATGCCCATATCCTCGAACTCATACTCACTAACCTGTATACCACGCTCGTCTCGAATAAATTCTTCCAAATCTCTCCAATAATCAGAAACTGCGAAATAAGTTGCCCATCTCAAGGCATCAACCCTATCGTCGTGACTATTTTCTCCTTCCTCACACCCATACTTGTCCTCACCTAACTGGATATACCCCTCCATCTCCTTAATAGTCTTTTTATCATATACCGCTAATTTACCCTCTTCCGCATACCTTTTAAGGGAAGCATTCGAATTTACCTTCGTCTTCCTATTTGCGTTGATGCCTTTCTCTTTCTTCCCTTTCTCGAAATATAACCATTCATATTCATAATCATTCCATAAGTCACGACAAATCTGGGCACCATAAGTATTATTTTCAACTATTACGAATGCATAGTTATACAATTTTCCAATCTCGTTTATCTTTCTGGTAAAATCTGGGGTTCGGATATAGTCATCCGCAAACACCGCAACCTGCTTAAACCTATTAGGGTCTGTTATATCAACTACCTGAATAACGCTGTAATCCCTACCTACACCCATCGCAACATCACAACCTAACAGATATATCCTATTTGGTTGCGGTTGCTCCCATACCTCAAAATTAGGGAACTCCTTTACGGGGTCACATACCATGTCTGCCAATTTCCCTAGCATCTCACCATTGATAAGAGTGGAGGAAGATCCTAGAAATGAGCAGTTGTATTCTTGTTGCCAAGTCATGAGCGATGTTTCAGCAATCATCTTCCTCCTGAACTCTTCACCTCTTCCCGGAGGTTCGTCCCATTCTATCCGGAATGGCGTAAACCCATTACCCTTTAATGGATCCTTTGCCCCCAACTCGGCACCCTTCCATAACTCAGCGAATTGTCCAGTATTTCCATTAGGGGTCGATATGATACAGATCTGGGCAGAACCAGACGCTACGGTAGGTTGCGCTGATGTCCAGAAAGGGTCTGCCACCTCGGGGCGAACGTGAGCAAACTCATCCAAGATAAGAAGGGATACTGATCTACCACGGATAGAGTCTGGGGTTGTCGTACTTGTATGGATTGCCGTTCCGTTCTCGAACACGATAGAGGTCTTATTCCACTCTATAATCGCTCGCTTCAAATACGGATCCAAGTCACTATATACCTCTTTGATACGATTTAAAAAGTCCTTTGCCGATTCCCCCTTATTTGAGAGGATGTATATGTTCATCTTCTTATTTGTGAACAATGCCCTCCATAGAGCATATATGCCTGCGGTTGTTGTTTTCCCCGTCTGTCTAGGACTTAAGCATATCATCCGGTTCTCACTCAGCATGGATTTAAACATCCTTTCCTGGTAAGGTCTAAACTCTAATGTAGATACGCCCTTATCTACCGTCTGAACCTTGACATGGTTCAGTGCAAAATGCATTAAGTCTTTCTTGGATGCCTTTAACTCCCGCTTCATCTCAGGAGTCCAATCATGCTGGGTGCCCGGACGAATTATTCTCTTACCATCATAAGGTACTGGCATAAAATATTCCCGTAAAAAAATAAAGGCAACCGAAGTTGCCTCTATTATTTATTTAATAATTTAATTTTTTAGATTAATATCTGCTTTGTTGCAACTGTTGCTGCTGACCTTGTTCTGGCGCTTGTTGTTGTTCTTCGCCACCTTGATCTTCTTGGTCATCAAATTGTTGCTCTTCGCCACCTTGATCTTCTTCTTCACCACCAGCACTTCCTAGGATACCGTGCAATTCCTTATAAGGGATATTGTCGATTCCTAACTGCGCCTTAATTCCGGGTCCCGCTACATTCTTAACGAAGTCGGTTTTTGCTTGATCGTCTTCAAGACCAGCATAAAGGTCCTTCAAACTCTTTCCTGCCATGTCATTAACTTGTGACTTGATATCGTCATCCCACTGTCCGTCTGAGCGTTGTTGTTGGTCACCTTGTTGAGGTTGCTCTTGGTTCATGTCTCCCATGTCTTGTTGAGGAGGCGCTTGTTGCTGTTGTTGCTGAGGTTGTCCTTGTTGAGGATATGGATCTGCCTCGTTCAAGTGACGAGGTACACCCGTCCACCCAAAGTTCTCATTTACAACACTATATGCTTTATCCCACTTATCAGCCATTATTGTCTCCTTTAGTTAATTGACTACCGACGTATTCGTACCCCTTTATTTGGACCCTGAGTCTTGGGGTAAGATCATCAGGTAATTTTAGTCCATGGAATTCTTCTTTCTTATCAAGTTCATCCCGAATCTCTTTTTCAATCTTACGCAATTCTTTACGGAGTCGCTCTTCGCCACCACGAGCGACAAGATCCTTTAGGTCATCCGCATAAGTCTTTGCCTTCTCATCAAATGCTTTTAGGTAAGATGATTTTTCGCCAGACCGTGTCCTCTGAATATCATAAGAGAAAGCATTGTCTGAGACATTCTCAAATATAGTGTCTAATTTTTGTGAATAATTATCCATTGTACCTTTATTTATAAAAATTATTACGAATCTTCTATTTTCTTAAGTTTGGTGTAATATTTGGGGTCCTCTTCTAGGTGATCTTTAGCAATCTCTACAGATTTTCTCATATCATCAGAGTGCTCTTTCTCCACCTCTATACCCATCTTAAATTCCTTATCAAGGGAATCTTTAGACACGCCATGCTTTTTGGCAATATCGGCCAAATCCTTGTTGTCTGCTAGACCGCCTTCTAATACCTCAGGAGAGGTATCCTTCTTCTCAAAGATAGCATCTAATTTATCGCTGAAATTCATTCTCCGCCTCCCATCCCGACATCTCCGCCTAAATCTCCACCCTCATTTCTCTCATAAGGATACCCGCCAGCACCATGGACCCGACGTGAAGATTTCTTCTTGGATGTTTTTTTCTTTTTCTTCTTCTTTTTTTTCTCAGTCAGAAATATACCGTCAAGTTTGTCTGCAAAAGATTCCATCTCTAGTTTTCTCCTAGCACTACTCATCTGGGTCGATGGTGCAAACATTGGCATCTCATCTGGCATCTCGATATCATCGTCTTTAGGTATTTGCCCGAATACATTCCCAGCAACGCCCTTATCAATCCTGTCCTGAATCTTCCACGTGATATCCGCTGCTATTTTCTCGGCATCTTCCTTAGGGTAACCTTGCTTCATTAACATCTCTACCGAATCCTCGAACGATTCAGACCTATCCTCGACATAACTTTCGCCTGCCTCGCCCCTGCCCGTCGCTTTCTTTTTTCGTCCAGTTGGAGATAACCCTAACTTCGACATATTTGATGTGAATACCTTTCTCGCTCTGGTAGCGAGTGCCTCAGCGCTCTTCTCTTCAGTAAGTTCATCATCATCTAGATCATTCTTCATGTTTTTAAACTTCTGCTGGAAACCAACGTAGCATATACTATTTGCATCATCTTGAGAATGACCCTTCTCTTTAAAGAACTGGGAGCACCTTGGGATGAAGTCCTTATCCAGCGGATCTTGTACTCCCAACTCTTCACAAAACTCTCGGTATGAGTCTATATTGTATGTATCAGAACCTCTAGACATCTTCTACCTTCTCGTCATCCTCAGTTTCAAGCAACTCTAACATGTCCTCTGTAGAACCAGAACCAACATTATTCTTTAAACTACTGGTATCCAATATGTTAAGTTTAGACTCTACCTCTAACTTACGGAGTCTATTCTTCTCTTTAGACAACTGAAGGTTCTCGTCTTGTGTATCGATGTCCATCATTGTTTTTGCGGCAGATGTGATCGCATTTGAAATCTCTGCCATAGAGGTGATCTTTTTACTCATCGGGTCCTCAGCGATTTCATCCAAAGCAACCTTTTGCGCTACTAGCATATTATGGGCACTATTCTTAAGGATCTGTTGCGCCCAGTCCTTGTTTTCCATCTCACCAACGACATCTAGTTTTTTCCTGAACTGAGCAATCTCGTTCTTTCTATTATTATACCTCTCTATCTCTTTTTGGTCCTCTTCGTCATGAGGATTGTCTGCTGTATGTTTAATCGCAGATCTTACATCAGAGAGATACTCATCTACGTTATCCTCATCTAGATCATCGATGTTTAACATAGCATCAGTGGTTATGCCCATGGCATCGTCTAATTCTTCTCTATTGCTCATAACATATGTATTTATAAGATTTTAGATAGGGGGGAACCCGCTAAGTCCCACTGTCATTGAATTAACTGGGGTAGAGATGTCGATAATGGACCCATAAACCTTTGTAATTAAATCATATGTGTTCTCGTTCATGGTCTTGTACATGATGCTTTTTGCCGTAAAGTTTGCCTCACCCTTCACCACCCTCTGATCATTACCTGTTACCTTAAATGAACTACCATTAGATATCCCATCAATATTCACTTGGATTTCCCTAGCGATATCCAATTGCCTCTCCTTAACCTCTACTGTCGCATACGGATCAAATAGAGGTACAATATTCTCTACGATCTGGATATAGTGTTCGAAGTACTTTGCCCAGATACCTACCGTATATGTTATGTTAATTGGGACGGGTTGGATGTCCCTCTTGATACTATCATCATCCCTAAACAAGATACGTTCCTGCTCCTTCCCGGTGTAATCCTCTAACCTAAGCGATATATCATTCATCTGAATGGATATCCTAGGGAGACGTGTGTCTTGTTGTTCCATAGCACGGAACCCACCATGCTTCAACTGATAAAAGATCTTTTCTTTAGTATCTAGAGATACCTGAACAGGTATCCTCCTAATAGTTTCCCCGAATCTCTCAGCGAAGTTTCGAACCTCTATCCCTTGGAACAACTGCATGAACGCTAGGGTTGTTACGTATGTACTCTCCCCGATGATAAATGGACGATGCCCGCTCACTTAAGGATCTCCAGCAAAACCTTCCCCTCTGGGAGAATAATAGTATCATCGTCCGTAAGAAGATTTTTAATGTATAACTGGATAGTCTCTACGGTCTTCTTATTGATCCTCTGACCACGAAAAGACTTCTTCACGCTCTCTGCAACCGCTTTTATCTGATTTTGTATAGGGGTATCCTCCCTAATATTATAAACATCATGTGCGCACTTTAACAAAGAAACGCAATCATTTAAAACCTCTTTATAGGTATTATCCATCCCAACCGCCCCAAGAATTCCTTAAAATAGTGTCAACTTTTTCATCATCAAACTGATCCTTATCATCAACCTTCATCGGTTGAGGACCCGGAACATCTACCATTATATTTTCGTCTACATTACCATCGTCATTGACGCATGGACTCTTAGCATCTCCCCATGTAGGGTCTGGATCAATTACTTCCTCACGTATGCTATCACAATCATCTCTACCATATACCTCACCCTCAACCATACGTGGTTTGGCATATATCGTCCACCACAACTCTTGACCAAGGACAATGTTATTATTATCTGTAAGGTTCTCTATCTCATATACGATCCCATTTTGGGTGTATAGGAAGTGATCGCCAAACTGGGGTTCTTTCTTCCCCGTAATATTTTCAAACTGTCGCTTGCTTATGCTGATCGTCCTGTCTGACTCTTCACGGGTTAACCCAAAACTATTGAATGTCAGTTGATCATTCTCCTCCTCGCTAAGGCACTTTAACGTGTATTTCTCCTTAAACTCTTTCATAGGGTCCTCGCCCCAGAATGCAGAGATGCCATTCAAGTCATATTCTGTTATTGGGTAATAGAAAATAGTTATACCGTGTATGTTTATCATCTCCTCTTGCATGCGTGCGTACATGCTAGAGTCACGACAACTATTATGCCGTTCGTGCTTAAACCAAGTATTGGTAAATAACGGATTCTTGCTACCTGCCATTATACTGGGGGAGTTCCAAAATAGTCATCGTATTTCTTCTTATCCACCTCGCCAGAGTCAAACTCCTTCTTAGGTTTCTCCTTCTTCTCTTCTTTTTTATCTTCCTCGCTCATATCAATCAACCAGTAGTAAATACTGCGCCCCCAGGAGGATTGCCCCACTTACCAGTCATCAACTCTTCTTCTAACTTATCCCGATCTTCTTTACCCTCAGTATAATAAAACTGAGAGTTGTATGATCCTCCACCAGGAAACTGTATCCCGTCAAACTTACTAGTATTTCGTCCTACCTGTATGTTTAACAATGCTGTAGCATACCTTCGTACCCACGGGTGCGTGAAGACTAATTCCTCAGGAACCTTTCTCCATACCTCGACGGCAATAATCCTGCCGTTATCTGTTGTTCTTGGCGTAGGGTATATCTTTACTTGATTTTGCAACCTGCCATGCTCGATCTGAAACTTACGCATATATCGCATCTCTACCATAGAAACATACTCTGCCGCAATCTCGAAAGTCAAAAGGTTATCGTATGTACCGCCGCCCATGAAGGAGTATATACCACGGTGACCAAATGTAGAGGAGAACGAGAACAGTCCAACGGATGCCTGTGCTTCCTCGGTATCAAAATTAAATCCCATACTATTTCCCATTCCACCACGGAGGGGTTGGTTGACAGTAACTATGTCACATGGTTCTGGTAACTGATAAACACTTTGACCTTCTGCTAACTGGATAAATAGTACACCCTGAACATTACCCACATCTGATCCATACTCCCTGAAGTAATCAACCGAATCATTAATAACATAATCCATTTGCGACTTAACCGTACATGCTAATTCCGAGGTACCGGACGTTCCCGGTGTTCCTGTTACCCCTGGAGTACCTGTAACCGATTCAATATCACAGTCAGTACCATACCCATTCTCAGCGATAGCGGTGTCATACTCCACAACAACATCTAATAGTGGACTACCTAACTGCTTTAGTAGGTATTGTGTGAAATCACATCTTGTCTCAAATCTATTCATTTAATTGTTCTTCAAGGGTATCAGTAGTATTTATATGTATGTAGTCCTCGATCAGATCTTCTAGACCATACTCCTTAAACTTATCATATATTACCTGATGATCCTCCTCATCCATCCCAAATTGAGTGAGCAACGTATATCGCCTATAAACCCTCCTCAATTCACTAAGATCCATGTTCTTACTATACTCAGTCTCTATACCATAGTGTTTTAACTTCGAAATTCGTCCCCTCAGTGCCCGCAGAGAGCATTTCCTTACGTCGCTAGGGGTAGTAGCATCAATCTCCCTAGCACGCTTCTGTAGGACGTTTAACTCTACTACATATTCCTCTGCTCTTGGACTGGTCTTTATCAGATTATTAATTTGCTCCCTGAGCATAAACCCTCTTTTTGAACCCTTCCCAAAATCGAAAACCATCCCCTTGTTCTTCAAGAAGAGGTACATCGTTGAAAGTGAAACTAACCTTAAATTCTTATGGGTTAATTCTTCTCTCTCTTCGTCAGTAAAATCTTCTAAGCAGAATGGTTTTAAATCAACTAAATATTCAAAATCTTGGATATGCAATACACTTGCATCTACGGTAACCTCGTCTTCCTTGAACAGATCTTCTTTATCCGTGATGACCTTATCGGTACTTGTCTCGTATCTTTCGTCTAACTGTTGCTTAATTAATGCATCTACTTCGTGCTCTCTGCCTAACTCGTAATCGTCATTTAACTCTACAGCACCTATAGAACCACCTTTCTTCTTCGTTTCCTTCTTTGTCGCAAGTTTATATTCATCCCCCTTCTTTTTAGATGCCTTCAGGGATACCTTAACTGGGGGAGGATTTATCGGGTTGCTCTCTCTTGCCTCAGCGGTTAGTTTCTTCTCAAGAACAACATACTCTTCGTACCACATAGGTTCGCCGTCATCATCCAAAACCGTGATATTTGATCTACGGTTCAAAGATCTTAGCATATTTAACTGGTACGCTAATTTATCAGTCAACTCATATGGGTTTGGTTCTACCCCATATCTCCTCAATTCAGATACCAACTGTTCGTTTGATAGAAATTCTGGTTCAATTGGGTGGGGAAATATCTTTTGTACTGGGGGTGCTCTCTTAATTAAGTATGGATCAGATACCATCTCAAAGGAAGGATGATTCATTACTTGGGGGAATTTAGTGTCTACTAACTGATTCTTAGCGAATACGAACCTATCGTAACCAAATGTTACTGCTAGTGGACCTTCTTTGCAAATATATACTGGCATAATAATTCACCCCGAACCAGTAAATACTTATAGGCGTAAAAAGAAAAAGGGCAGGATCCGAAGACCCCGCCCTTTTATAATTAGGTTAATAAAACCCTTATACGTTAGCAGAACCGAAGTACTGGTCGTATGTAGTTTTATTGATACCGTCAGTGCTGACTTGCTCAGTAAAGGTAGCAGTACCTGTAGAAGCAGTAACACTAGAGTTGTCAAGACCTTCGACAGAAATGTAACGGTAGTAGTTTTGAGCACCAAAGAGGTGATCACAAATACCGTAACGAGTCATAACACCAGCACGTGGAGAGAAAGACTCTTCACCAGTCGCCTTAGCAAACATCACAGGGATGTATGGGCAGTAGACGATACCAGAGTCATTTTCTTTCTGTCCCTTGTAACCAACTACAGCGTAGTCAACCCAAGAGTGAGTGTCACGATAAACCTTCATTCCATTGAGGGTACCGATTGTTGAGATTCCAACTGCAAGAGAGTTGATATCCGCCTTCACAGGTGAAGTATCGAACTCAGGAAGAGATTGCAACGCAACAGCAACACGTGGAGATACGATAACAAAGTTACCAGCACCACGACGAGTCGCACGAGCGATTTCTTCAGCAGCAGTCAAAATGACAGTGAAAAGAGTACGGAATTTTTCTTGTTCCCAACGTCCGTCAGCAGTAGCGCCAGTGTTGGATCCAGTAACTCCATAGTCCCAAGTCAAAGTACCACCTGCCTTAGCAGCAGAAACGATACGAGCAACGATTTCACGGTCAATCTCAGCAGCGATTTCGTATGCCATGAGGTCCATCATTTCCTCTTCGAGGTCGATGTTGTGCATAGCAGCCAAGTCTTGTTGAGCTTCAACAGTCCAACGAGCCTTCAACTTACGGGTACGTGCCTTGATTTCTTTATTTTCAACAGTCAATCCAACCTCAGAACTACGAGATTCAGGTTCGAACGAATTGATTGTTCCAGCACCGAAGTGTCCGTCACGCTCATTTTGTTTTTCGCCATGAAGCAAACCAGTTCCTTGAACGTCAGCAGAAGTTGCCGCAGTAAAGGTAGGAGTAAGTGAGTTGTAACCCAATTCAGCATTTGCTCCATATCCCATACCATTGGTATTAGAACGGAAACGCAATGCATACGCAAGACCAACTGGTCCTGTCATTGGTTGAACACCTACAAGTTGATTAGCAAGAAGTTCAGGGAAAACACGACGAACGAGAGGAATTGCAATCCTCTTGTAACGAGCAAGACCAGACATGTTGCCTTGGTCAATGCTTCCACCAGTTCCATCTTGATTTTGAGTTCCGACACCGTTTGGGGATGACAATGTATGAATATTGTTGTCCTCAAACAATGTGTTTTGTCCGTTAAAGTAACGGTCTTCATTTTCGAGAAGTGTTGCCATGTTCTTGATCTGAGAATCTGTCTCAAGATCTTCGAGCATGGGTGCCCACTTCTGTACAAGTCTTTCTACGATTGGATGAGCCATTTTGATTTCCTCCTATTAATGTCTCTAAAGTTCGTTATTATTTTTTACCCCAACGCTTATTGAATTCAGCCGCATATCCCATAACTCTAGCTTGCTCAGGATCGACGGTGGATTCGGTCACTACCTCGCTGGGTGCTTCTTCTTCAGTCTCTACAACAGTAGTTTCTTCAGTTACAACCTTTGATATAGATGCGTCTCCAGCACGATCCTCAGTAGAAGAGGAGGCTGATTCACTTACTACACCCAGATCAGAGCTAGTTTGAACGTCTTCAAGAACATAGTCTCGAATCATTTCATACTTATCTTCGATCTGGTTCACGTCCACTCCTTCAAGAAGTTTCTGTGCTTTCTCCATTTGGGCAGTAGTGAGCCCTTCGCAAACTTTAGAGATTTTCATGGAGCGCTCTGCTGTCTTGAACTTATGGTTAAGATCCATTTGTTCCTTCGTAGCTTCCGAGAGTTGAGTTCTAAGATCGGTGATCTCAGAATGCGCTTCCTTAAGTAAACCAAAACTCTCAGTGTCACATTTAATATAATTCTTTTTGAATGATTCCATAACGTCTTGGACGATAGGTTCCATAACAGCAACCTTAGCCGCCGCTTCGTGGAATTCTTGAGGAATGTTCTTCTCAAGTTCGAGTTCAAGATATTTATCCAATTTATCAACAAGACCTTCTTGAAATTCCTCGATTTCCTTTTCTTTGTTTTCTACGAATTCAACAACGAAAGATTCCGCTTTTTCAACGATAGTTTCTTGGTAAGCAGATGCTTTCTCCAGCAACGCTTCTTCCATTCCAGAGATAGTAGATGTGTAATCTTCTGTAGATTCGCCAAGCAATGTGTCATACTTCTCTTTTGCTTCAGCTTCTGCAATTTCCGTTTGAAGATCAATCTTCGCCTTAACACGAGACTCAACGATGTCTTCAATGCGACCACAGATCTGTGTTACTTGCTCTTCTGACAACTCGCTGACTTGGTCACCGAAGATCTTGCTAAGATCGATTTTACTTGTTTTACTCATAACATTCCTCCAAAAGGGTATTATCTTGTTGATGATTTAATTGTATTTATAAAAAAAAATTCTTTACCTTAGATTTTGTCCAACCCAATGGTCAAAATATCCACAATACTCTTGTTCTTATCGTCCTGCTTAGAAGGCAAGGAACTAAGTCCTTCCTTGATATCAGAGAGGATAGTATAGATATTGTCTAACTTAGCGGCGTGCTCTACGATAGCGTCCTTATTGTTCATAACTCGGATTTGGTTAGTACTCTCATCCAAGTAATACTGGAGACCTTCGTTAACAGCATTTACAAATGCGTCAGGCGCCGATGGATCCGCAACGATATCTATAGCAACAAGGTCAAAGTTAGAAACGATATTCTTTCCGCCAGTATCCTTATCGACCTTCCCTAGACCTCTAGTGGATACGCCAAAACTACATCCACCTTCAACTAATGATCTAGCAATTTGACCCTTCGGGGTTTCTAGGAGTTTTGCCTTGCCACGACCGTTGTTCCCGTCCATAGCAAGTTCAGTGATAATAAGAGCAACCCTATCAAGATTAATCTCGATCCCTGGAGGGTGATTTAATTCTCCCAATGCTCTCTTAGTGGACACCTTTTCTTTAACATACTTGTTTACCGCTTCAGACAACATATCAGTAGGATAGTTACGACCATTTCTATTATCGATATTTCCCTGAAGAAAAATACCACCAATCAATGTATCGTCGCTTCCACCCTCAACGCCTTCCTTAACAACGCTTAATTCGTTGAAGTCTGTGTATTCTCTGAGTAGATCTAGTGGTTGCATGTTATTCTCCTGTTATAACCTTAATTTTTTCATCGACCTTAATGGCGACTTTTGTGCATAGAATGTTCTTAAGGTCCTTATCCAGATTAACAAAGTTATCCTGCTGGATCTTTTCAACAAAGTTATGCAACTTTTCCCTTAGCATTACTTGCTCTCTTGCTCTGCCCTGATTTTATCAACCTCTGCCTGAGTCCTTTGGTCCATTTTAGCACGAACCATATCCCCAACCATCTCTTTAGTTTTACTATAGTCATCACGTGCTATAGCATTCACGAAATCATTAATTTGCTCACTCATCGTTTCCTCCTTGAGTTTAGTTGTACCTTTACGTAAATTAGATTGTCTGTTTTTTGGTTTCTGCCCGCTGTGCTTCTTACCTGCACCAGACTTAGGGAGATCATCCCTATATTGTCGAATATTTGCCTTGCTTCCCTTTACACTGGAATCTTCATCTTGAGCATCCTTTAGACTCTCATTATCAGCAATTTGGCGATCATTTCCTCTGCTAAAGTAAACGTCTTTCTTAGCGCCATTGCCTTCGTCTATCTTATCGTTCACTGCGCCCTTCCTCTTAGATGTTAAAGTATTTTTCTTATTTTTATCACGTTGCTCTGACTTAGATCTTCCATAGGGGATATTATTCGCCTTATATTTCTTCGCTTCTAAATCAGATAACGAGGAAGAATCTGATAAGGAATCGTGATCTTCTTGATCTACTCCTACTCCTCTTTTCTCGTTTAATTTGTCCATGATAGTTCCCTATGGTTAAAGTATTTATAAAAATAAATCAGAAACCGCCCATTATGCCTTGACCTTGGTCAACATTAGACTCTTGCTTCTCTTTCTCCATGAGTCTTTCATTCTCATTCCAATCCTCTTCAGAGAAGTGCAGGTACTTCTTGACCGCATATTCTTTAGAGAAGATTTCCCCAATAAAACTCGCCACAGTCCCAAACAAATTCATTCTCTTCTCTTCTAGGGATGCTTGCTTGAGTTCTTCGAAATATGTATTCCTCTTAAACTTAACAGCAAAATCACGGTCTTTTAGATTATAGAGTTTCCATATACCCTTCATCTTAAGGTGTGTCTTGAATACATCAAAAACCATGTCTTGGATCCTCATGGCGATACGGTTCGCCATCTTAGCAAACATTACCTCTTGATGATTGATCTCCCCCATATCCCCAGAGTTAAAACTAGGTTGCCCCATGGCGGTTTCTAATCTCTTGTTCTCAGGGATACGCATTGCCAAATACAACTTCTTTAGGAAGTAATCAAGGTCTCGAATCTCCCCTAGGTTATCGCCACCCGGAAGTGTCTGCACGTCAGACCCATTACCACTATCAGGTTGGGAGAACCAGAAGTCCTCTAACATGTTAAGGATGTTTGCTTGTCCACCGACCTCGCCCGTTACGGGGTTATATGTCTTCCTCTGTCGATATTGCATCTTGAGGTCCTCGATGTATGCCAATGCTTGTGACTTAGGCATATTACCAGTAGCGATCTTCCATACCCGTCTCTCGGGCGCACGCACGATACGGTAGATGACTACCGCTTCCTCTAGTAACTGTAATTGTCTCCATACCTTCTTAACCTTCTCTAGATAAGAAAGAGCAACCCTTTCCCCAGTATCTTGGTTGTATGCAAGATCACCATACCTAGCGTAAGCAATAGTTTCTTTGGGTACAACTAACTTCTGACCATTCTTACCTGCTTGTCCTAATTGGAATCCGGTCACATCCCCAGTATCATCGTACACCGGAAACGTGCTCTCTACCGCAAGGCGACGAACACGCTTAAGACCTTGTTCAGGTTTATTAAAGTTTGCAACCTTCTCGAATGCAACCTCACCCAAAATAAGGAAACTCTTTATCATATCATGACAATCCTTATTCATATGGAGAAGATCATAGAAAACATAATCCCACTCTTTCCTTAGAACATGCTTCTTATTCACGTGCTCAACCATATCCTTGTCGAGGATCTCCATTGTGATTACATCACCCGTAGTTTCATCTGGGTTAACAATCTCGTTTACTAGGGTGTCTAGCGCATAACCTATCTCAGGATACTCCGCCATCTGACGATAGATCCTAATCTTCGTACCCTTAGTCGCTTCTTCATAGTTTACATATCGCTTGTAAGGTCCGTATCCACCCGACTGCATATGAGAGAAGGGTTGGTATGGGGTATCCTTTGGGGACTCTGTAACCGATACGCCCCTGTCTTCCTTGCGGTCCTCTACCTCGATATCCGCAAAGAGTTTGACGATACGCTCTACAAATCCTACTGATTTTGAATTATTGAAATCAAACATTCTACAAGTGCTTCCTTATCATATTTATACACATCGCTAAAAATTGAAGTTTTTCTCTGTTATTATTTTAAATTCCCAACCACGAGCATCACAATACTTCTTGGCATATGCCCATTTCGATTGGTTAGTGCTATACATCTTCTCTTCGTATAGTATCGTGGACTTCTTTTTATTTTTACTCTTTCGAGGAGGTTTTGTCTGACTTGAGGGTTTTATCTCAACTACGATTCTCCTCCTGTCCTTTAATACCACCAAGAAGTCTGTAAAATAATTTCTCTTAATATTTTTTACGGGATCAAAATATGGGATAGAGATACACTCCGAACCCCACCTTGCGACAAACTCATGCTCATCTAGGTACCTCATGTATTCACGTTCCCATGAGGATCTAAAATATGGAGGTTTGTCCCCGATGTATTTAGACTTATTCCTAAGAGGGTAAACACCCTTACTAAAATTAGTCTTCGGATTTATTCGAGAGTGATCTCTTCTCGACATCGCTACCACATCCCTTATCGCCTTTTTTCTTTTTTTTCTTTAACGTGCCGAAGGGCATCCTCTGCTTGAATCTCTCGATACCTTGTTCGCCATCACCAGATGTTGTTGAGGTTGTGCCTGTAACTGGGCCAGAGAGACCAGCATCCCCTGCTGGTGCGGGAGCATCCTCATGGAACTGCTCTACATCTTCGCCCTTAATATATCTGATTGCGGAATCGGTAAACCCTACAAGGTTCTTATCGAAATAGTTAAGAAGATGTCGAAGTATCTCGCTATGGGTACCGTCCAGATTAACATGTTTCTTCTCATCCCATTCTCTTCTTTCCCCATTACGATTCAACTTATGGAACAGATTAAGGCGACACTTACCGTTACCTTTGCATCTGCCAATATTGTCGAACCCATCAATAGATATGAGGAACTTAGTCTTTGCCCCCTTCATCACATCATTATGCTTGTCCTTTTTCTTTGCGCTGGCGAACTTAAGTATTACTACCCCGTCGTCATGACCATCCAATGGATGAAATCTAGCACTGAACAATCGAGTCTTCGAGTCCTTGTGACTAACGAAGTCCTCTAATGCCTCGACAAACTCTCTAGCATTAAATGCTTCCTTGCCACCAGTTTCCTTGCGCTTGATGGTGTCTTCGAGTTTCTTTAATATATCAGACTTTGCCACGTTTTTTCACTCCTGGTATATTGTCAATGGGAATCCCCGGTTTAGGTGCCTTCTTCAACCCCTTTTCTGGTTCTGGATACTGGGTTATATATCTTGCACTCTGTGAAGGGCGGGGATCGTTTAGATCGTACTTAGTTTTCGCCTGTTCACCATCTACCTTCTTCTGGCGTGCTTTCTTAAAAAAATCCTTCATCCTCCCTACCACTCCTGAAGTGTCATCGTCCTTCTTTATCATTGCATTTGCAAATCCATGGATGTTATCCAGTGGCATTTTTGCTAGTCGTTTTCCATGATCCTTTAACTTCCTTAGGTTAAATTTTGCATCATCTACCCTAGAGTTTACGCCTGACCGACTTATTTTTCCACCTGCTCCCAAAATAGGCGGGTTCTTCTTCTTGGGAATAATATCACTTATGGTCCGACCACGGTTAACAAGTTTCTCTAAAATATATGCCTCTAACTCATTTATTTCGGATTCTTCCAATGTACAAACGCTATCATAGAATTCGTTAATGACACTTAAAGAATTTGTTTCCTCTACTAGTCTTTTTAAATCGCCCATTACAGTCCCTAAATACAAATACCCCATAGAGGGGTGCCTCTACAGGGTATTTATAAGAATAAGATGGAGTATTATTTTTTAAGAAATGATGCTCGTGCCTTAACTTTCGCTTGAACGTCGCTCATTCCAAACTTCTTTAGGTCCATAACCTTCTTCTTGAATTCAGGGGAGTTCTCATCTATATCCGCCTTAGCAGGTACATTCTCAGCAGCGGTACCCTTATCTAGGTCAGCATCAGTGATACCCTCTTCTTCCTTCAACTTCTTGTTGGTCGCTTCAACAAGCGATCTTAGTCCATTATTTAACATAATAATCCTCCGGTTAACTGTATTTATAAAAATTTCACACTGAGTTGTTTTTTTTTACAAACATCTTGACAAATAGACAAAAAATAATCTTCATCATACTTGTTTTTCATTATATTCACGTCGTTCAGGACCCATTGAACATTACCCTGTATGTAACCAAGTTTACTGTCTATCCTATCTAATGACGCATTCCCCCTTGAATTTCCCCTTTCGTAAAAATATAGATCTCTACCCGTCAAAGCACATTGCTTTTCTTGTCTCATAAAAACCTCCCATAAATACTCTATAGTAACATCAAAATTGAGACCTCTTTGATCAGCTTTCTTCCTTATTTCGGAAAATTTTGCTCCTCGAATCTCCTCATATCCAGTAAAACATGAACTATGTTTTCCAGCAACAACAGCACAATTACAGCAGGACTTAGAATTTCCCTGCACTAAATGTGTCTGTAACACTGGATACATGTCCCCACATACACACATACACCTCCAAGTTCTAAACTTCTTCTCGCTACCCAAACAGATAACCTTCCACTTCCCGAAAACCATATCCGTCAAATCTTTCTTTTCATTATTAATAAAATGAGAATAGTCTACGTAATTATCGTGTAGATATTCAACTATCTCGTTTTTAATATCTTTCCTCAGTCCAGTTAATCTATATAACTGAGAGAAACTTTTACATTTTGTGACCATCTCCTCTAGTTGTGCCTTAGAAGACTCGAAAAACACTCTTTTATTCTCTTTGAACTGCTCACACGGAAGATGTAAGAATGGTATATCCCATTCTCTACACCTATCCCTAATAGAATTACAAATAAAAACGCTACTCCTAAATCCCAAATCTTTAGATATCTTAGAGACAGAACGACCCGTATTGACTCGCTCTATCAACATATCCCTAGTTAAATTTTCTAATTTCATGTATTCCTCATAAAAAATACCCATTGGGAAGGTTCTCTTCCTTCACAATGGGTATTTATATAAAAAATAGGAGATGCGAAGTTAACTAGTTTTTTTACCCTTTCTTTCCAACTTCTTTTCGTTTATTTTTCTTCCAATATCTCCCACTTCGCAACCATTCGGTCCACTACACGCCTCACCACTCAAACCCGTAACATCAATCTGGTAGTTCTCTTCCTCTACAATAGACCAGTCGATATCAACATACTCTCGTTTGAGGTCAACCCACTGCTTCCACACGTATACGTGCTTGAGCATATGAGAACACTTACGCAGATCGCCTTCGCTGTATCTCTCAGCAAATTGACTAAATCTACGCACCCAATCTAACTTTAAAGAATTCTTGTTATATTCCTCTAGGTTATCATGGAATGTAGAAAGTTCACCTGCATATTTAGCGAGTTTTGATGCCCATTGCTTCTCGCTGTATCCATTCTTATGCGGAAGTAGCGGTTCCACGGGTTTAACCATATCGACTAATTCCTCGCCGATACCAAGAGCAACATCACATGCTGTCCAAAGATTACCACCAAATGCCTTGTGCCCATCAACAATCAGACCGGACGCAAAAACAGTTCCCTCCCCATATTCATGAACAAGTTCCTTCTCACTAAGGACAGTAACAAATGGTGCCTGTGGATAATCAAGATCTCCCGCCGCTGGTATAAGAGATATACCCGCAAACCACTTACGGTTACGATAGATATATGCCTCAACCTCATCCCATTCCTCCGGTTTAACGTTGATTGTGTTGGACACGTTATGGCGCAACCACGGAGCAACAGGTTGATCCTTCCTAGTCCCTGCTTCAACCCAATTTTGCTGAGTAGTCTTAACATGCTCTAATAGATCAATACCACTAATCTGATTCTTAGTCTTAGCACCGTCTGGAACCTCACAAAGAAAGTTAATTACCAAATCAGTATTATTGTTCGACCATACCGACTCTTCCACAGCAGAAGGGTTTTTCTCAGCAAAGTGTTGCACTGGGAATTCCAGTTTATTTGCCTGTACCCTTCTCATATATCTTTTAGCATGGTGAGGGTGTACCCCAGATGCAGACCCAAGGATACATGATGTGGTTCCTGCTGGTTTTACGCATGTAGCACGGGCGCATTTGTTAATACCGATCTTCCCAGCGATATCCTCATTTACCTTAAGAATAAGTCTTGCGCCTTTCTTTTGGATAACAGGATCAAAGGTTACATCAGGGTTGTCCATCATCCCAGTCATAGAGACGCCCAATAGTGCTTCCTTCTTAACGATCTTTGCAGATGATGGGGACAAATAATCAAAGTCGGCATATGTTGCCTGTATAGTTCCTAGGATCGCCGCCGCTCGACATTGTTCCAAGAAGTCCTCCTCTGATGTTGACTTGCGACCATTGATCTCGCATAGGTTACAGAATTCGAATCCGGATTTCCCATCCTCGTCATATGCACGCATCCCAATCTCTACGCATGGATTGTACAATGCTTCGGTATCGTCTGCCCATACAAATCCAGGTTCCCCGAATTCTTTAACAGATGTCATCAATTTAGAGAATTGCTCTTTAGTGGTGTTATCCCTAATAAGCAATGCTGAGTTATTGGAACGACCACGCTGAGGGTTCTTTACAAACCAATCTCCAGTCTTAGCGGTTGCCATCGCATCGTCATCTGGACTAAAGAGACAGATGGTCGCAGAACGGCGAATACCGCCTGAAATAACCGCATCGGAACTGTGCATGATGATATCGTATGCGTCGATAGGTCGAAGGGTCTTCTGACCGTCTTCTAGGCATCTTTCGATGACCTCTTCGATGTTCTTCATCGCATTCTGGAGACCCTTAGGTCCGGGTGCCTTACCTCCCCATGAGATTGGAGATCCCTCGGGTCTAATCAGTGAGAAATCAAACTCTACCTTCTTACCTGAAAATGAAGAATACTCTACCCCTCCATAATCATACATCTTAAACTTTCTGTTATCTTTCATGTATGATTGGATCAATACCCCAACCGCATCTGCCCATCCTTCAATGGTATCAGGGATAACAAATGTCTCAGTTCCCTTATCCCTACTTACTAGTTTGGGCAATTTGGCAACGTGATGCTTTTGAACGGAGAATCCTACCCCGCATCCACACAACAACAAGTACATACACTCTTTAAAAAAGTCCACCCGATCAACATAACTTACGGTACAGTTATAAATCTTTGCGTTTTTATCAAGGATCGGATCTCCACCGAATTGTAGTGCTCTCTGCGAACCTAAGATCTTCCTCTTCTTCACCATGTCTATAGCGAAATTAAAATCATCTTCAATCAACTCTAACTTATCACCAAGTTGTCTCCGGTGCATATCCGCAACACGCTCGACCTGTTCGTGCCATGTTTCCCTTCTTTTCTTATCTGAGTTATACCTCGCATACTTGGCGTATTGAGTATAGTCTGCTAATGCTTTTACTGACATAAAAAATCTCCTCTAGTTATCGAACAAGTCCCTTAATGGATTTTTGGAATAATGTAATATTATTTGCAATGTGATTAAAACGATTCTTGATGACAAACTCGTACAGCTTTACTTTTTTAACTACAGAAGCGTTTTCGTATGCATCAATAATATCCTTTTTCATTGCCTTTGGTTGAGCACTTAAATCGATTAGTTTATGATTTCTTTTAAACCTCATTTTAATATGCTCGTTCTCGTCTTCTTCCAAAAATTCATCTAAGGTATGTGTACTTATAAGATCCTGACACCGCTTTTTGGGGAATTTTTTACTGGTCGATGCTTTTATGCCAAATTTACGCTGGAAGTCCAAACTAGCATCGTAAAATTTGTCCTCATTTTCATCTAATATTATACGAACTGCCTTCTCTGTCTTAGCGATATCGAGTTCTTCGATACAGTATTGAAGGAAAGAATCCTTATAAAGTTCTTTATTACATATAGATGGGATAAAATCACCTACATCACCTTGACAGATCTTCATCAACAACTCTTCTTTTGGGTCCTCTGAGATTATATAATTCTTGCGAATTGGATCGTATAAATAGACATTTTGAAATCTCTGTAGTTGCATAAAGTCCCTATCAGAGGTAATCAGGACCTTGTTATATTCTTTCAATGCTTCGTATGAAGATAGCACCCCAGCGATGTCATCTGCTTCCGCTTTTGGCACACTGATGAATTTAAACGGGAACGCTTTCTTGATTTTCTCAAAAAATGTTTCCATAACTTTGAAGTATTCGTCATAATGGAACCAATCATCACTAGTCTCCTCGTCTTTTTCTCGGATCACCTTTCGGGATGCCTTGTAATACTTAAAAATGTTCTTGCGCCAGTACGGTGGGGAATCAAGAGCGATAACAACCTCTACTGGATTAAACTCAACTATATAGTTTAGGATCCTCTCGAAGAACTTATATCTCCATTCTTGATATCCTTCACCTGCTGTCTCTTCATGACGGCGACACACCTCTACGATGCTTCTTGACATCATAGATGCGTCTATGATGATAACCGTTTCCCTTCCGTTGTCAATCATACCCTATAACCCAACCTCAAAAGAAGCGGATTATAGGCAATGGGTGAAGAAATGAAACTATTTCTTTGGGATACAGTAAAGATACTTGTAACCAGTCGCTTCATTCATGATATAAACCCTTTCAAGTTTCTTATCACGGATGAGTTTTCTGCCCGCCTCGCCTACATAACGACGCCAGTGTTGCCCTGGTTGACGATCAATAATACCCTTGTATGATTCTTCTGTTACAGGGATAACTGGGAGTCCGTCTGCTTCCTTCTCAAAGGTAGCGGTTGCACTTTCAATGATGTTCTCTTGGTGAGGAGAAGGGCGCATGTACGATACCGTGATAACGTCCCTGTTAGCATGTGCTTCTTCAAACAATGCTTTCTCTTTAAGATCAATCACTGTTGACTCGCTAAGTGAGACATTAGCATTCTCTACATAGGTTTCAATTGATTCTAGAAGATTGATCCCGCTCTCAGTGATCTTGAATTGCATCGCATTCTTCTCTACGAATCCATCTTCTGCGAGACCCTTAAGTGCCCCATATTGCTCCATATCAGAAACATCGAGAGTTGTGTACCCTTCGTTTTCACGCAAGGTCTTCAAAATGTTCAAGATATTATACTGAATTTTCTCAGTTTGTAAGTTACTTTCGTTTAAGTCCATGTTTTTCAACCCCTTATGAATCTATGCAGTTTGAACTGCGAATAAGTTACTAGTATTTATAAAAAATTAATATTCAAAGTTATCGTCAATCGTCTCTTCAGTAAAATAAGTGAAGTCTCCGCTTGCACTATCGACAGTCGCCTCGTTTTCGGGGATCGTATATGTGCTACCAGCGACAGTCTCTCCCTCCTCAATAACGTTTCTATTGTCGATACTATTTTCTACGATCTCGCCATCTTCGATGCCACCATCAGGAACAACAGCGATATTACAGTGTAAATCTACGTTAGTCCCGTCTGTATCGCTAGGGGGAGCATCTTCA